CTCGTGCGTACATTGTACCAAAGATCTAAGTCTTGTCAAGCGTTTACAACTCTACATTTGTCCACAGAGTAGCCGCGATTTGGTGAGTGCGGTCTACACGCAGCGCCTCTTCGTAAGCAGCAATAGCAGCAGTCAAATCCTCAAGCGCCTTGTGTACGCCATCGGTAATACTTTCCGCATGATGCATGGCTACACCGTCTTCATTGAGGATGCTGTACGCAGTAATGTAACGCGCATCCTGCAAGGTAGACAAGCCCGAATAAAACCCGGCGCCTTTTTCAGTCGTGACTGTTAGATAAATCTTCATGCTGTTCTCCTGTTAAATGTTTACAACAAACCGTGAGGACATATCGATGTTCCCCTTTGCGCGAAGCCCAACGATACACCCTCTTGGGTCTGCATAGCGTCTATCGTCTATATCGCCATCAACAACACAATACTCTTGGTTTTCATGCGTGATGAACTGTGGCAACCCTTGATGCCGTTTGGTGTTGAATACCATTGCGACATTGCCGCCCTTGCTTAAGTATTGGTAGCAATCATCCCAATTCCTACCTGAGTAGGACAGGGTCAATGCGACCGGAGCCTTGGGTTCGAGCGACTGCAATGCTCTCTCCAAGTTCTTGGTGTAGTCGTAGTTCTTGTCTGCAAAGCGGTACATATAGGGAGCAATGTTCTCCCACGGGATATCGCTGAGGACGTTGGAGCGAAGAGCAAACTGCCCATGATGCAACTTGTGGGCTAACTCCAACTCGTGAAACAGATTCCTGAAGAACGAATAGGGATCTTCCATCAAGAACTTAGTCTTCTTGATACGCGCTGCAACAACATTGCTAAAGCGGCTACGCCCTGCGGTCACACCAAGGCAAGCGCGTTCACACTCAGCGGAGCGATTGGGACATACCTGATACCCACTAAGCCCCGCAGGAGCCAAGGTGAGCCCATAGATGGGCAGTCCCTTGCCTTTGGACAACTTGGTGTTGCTGTTGGGTGGTGATAGTAAACGCTGCGTGTGCTTGATGAACGCCTTGTTGTACAAGTAGTCCATCGCCGCCGCTTCTGCGGCTTGCTCAAGGGCTACCCAATTTGGTACTTGCATACCTGATGTTGTAAGAAGAGTTAGCACGTTTTCCTTTCGAGAAAATTCTAGTGACTAGAGTTAGTGAGTGGATTCGTCATTGAATCCAAGAATGAATGCAGTTATAACGGCGGGGTAAAAGATGATGCACAAGCACCACCCTATGAATATGAAGGTACTCAAAGCATCGACACCACGCCTGTCTTGAGGTCGGCAACGGCATTGGGCATATCCAATTCCTTGCGTACCTCAAAAGCACGGGCAAGCATCCACCTACTCATCAATTCAAAGCCATGAGCCTCTGCCTCCTCCTTGGAAGCAAAGCGGCATGAGTTGGTGGTGCGCTGCTTCTCGCCTGTTTCAAAGTAAGCAGCCCATGACCCCGCAATGGGGAGAAAGTGACGTTGAATGACCTTCAGGTCTTCGATCTCAAGGGCAATGGAGTGAACATAATCACCACCACCGACACCTTCAGCCTCGTCTTCTAATACAAGGATGCGGGAATGCAGACAATCACAGACAATCTTGCGTTGGATTTCAGTAAGCACGGAGGCGTCCTTTCAATGCGGTTGCGAGGAAGATGTAGAACGCTTCGGATTCAACGATGCGGTCAACCACAATCTGCGCCAATGCAGCATCGTCACAACAGGCACAAGTAGCGTAAGGCGTAGTAACGGTTGGAGAGGGAGCCTCGTTGAGGTGAGCCTTCTCGTTTGCCTCATTGCCTACGTCAGACAATGCTTCCCCGATGTAGTCGAGGTCGGCGTGTAAGAGGGCATACACATCGCGCCACTCTAATTTGTTGACGTTATCAAAGGTGATCTCTGAGGTGTTCTCAAGCCACAACTCTACGATGTCTGCTTCTCTGAAGAAGCCTTGGTCTGAGAGGTGTGATACCAAATCACGGATGCGGTCTACGATGGTCTTCATATTACTGATTCCTTTCTAGTGACTAGAATGTTTGTCTTGCGACACGAGTCGCAGAACTCTTCGCCCCCTGCATCGCACAACTCGCAGTCATGCATGAAGGGTTTCGTAGCGTGTATTGTACGTTCAATCAGCATATTGTCAATAGACGTACTGAAAGCGCGCTTGCTCCCTAAGATAATCTTGGTGCGTGTGTTCACAGTTGCGCCTCAATGATGTCTGCGATTGCGTCAAACGAAAACTCAAGCCTATCGTTGATTTCGGACATGAAGTAGCCACCCATGACTCCCGAAGGTGAAACAACATCTAGATATGGGTTAGACTGTAGCCCTGCCCATTCGGTAATAGGCTCACGCGGAACGTCAACACTATAAATGACCTCGTTGTTAGGCAGGGTGTGAGTCAAAGCAAACACCTCGGTCTTTCGATCATCGACAATCGAATGGTGGATAAGTCGGGGAGCCCACTCCATGCCGTGTTCCTTGGCATAGAGATCACACAGCACCCCAAGGGCGCAGAAGCATTTAGGTGTCGGGTGAAGGTTGCCCTGCCCCTGCTTGTACTGACCTGAGCGAAGAGCAGCAATCCAACGAGCCTTGATTTCGATATTCATTGTGAGTTCCTTTCTAGTGACTAGAATTAAGTTAGAGGACGTTCTTTGACGCAGATTTGAAGTTGAGCGATAACGCTGTTCAGTACAAAGTGATGGTCGGTGCCATCTTCGATAGACTGCGCGGCTACCTGTTGAAGCGTTTCAATAGGAAAAGACACCATATGGCGAATATGACTGCGTTCGGCTGCCCTGCCTTGTATACGGGCAATCGTTATTTCAGACAAGCCTTCGTAAATATCTTTATCCATTGTGAGTTCCTTTCGAGAACTTTCTAGTGACTAGAACCTGTTCAAGCCCCCTCAACGCGAGGGAGAACCTTGAACTCCATGTATCTTATCAGAGAATTAGATATTGTCAATAGCAGCAGGAACATAGGTACAAATAATTAGGACAATTACCACGACTACCTGTTGGAGCCCTGTATATATACCTAGTATAACTTAAGTAGTCCTAGGTCTATACCTAAGTAGTACTTCTCTTAGTCTTATATCTAATCTCTAATAGAGTCTTATATAAGGACTCAGGGATATCTATAGTTAACTATAGGGCTACCAACTGTGCATATTAAAGTCACGCACGAGGATGGTGCTGCGTCATGCCCGAAGAGGGCGCCCCGGTGATAGTTGGTGATAGTGATAGTGGTCAGAAAAAAATTAAATAAAAAAATAAAAAGAAAAAAAATTAAAAAAATAAACGAAAGACCCCGGACACCCTTTCGGATGCCGGGGTCGATCTTTCTAGTGACTAGAATTACTTAGACCAAACCGTATCGATCTTCGCTTCGATGGCGAGCATCAGGTCACGTTGCGCATCTTCGGTCTTGGCGTACTTCTTCACGAGTGACCAAATCTTATTAACCATTTCATCCTTACTGTTCAGCGTCTCGCCCTTGGCAAACTTCGCCGCGGTCTTCGCGTCAATCTTTCCGGCATCATTCAATTCGCAAGTCTCCAACATTTCCTCCGCAGCGTCTACCATGCGGTCGGGCTCCTGACCAAACGCCTTACCCCCGATAGCCCGGAGCGCATCGGCGGTGAACTTGGATACGTCCACCTTGCCTGCCTTGAGCGCAGACTTGGCAATCGCCGTTTGCATCCATCCGTACATAGTGGCATTCGGTGCCTCCCCGGTAGCCTCCGTCAGCAGGGCGATAGACCAAGCGAGTGGAGACTTATGGCAGGAGACAAGCCAAGGCGATTCGGCATACAGTTCCACTAGTTGGTCGGCAACCTTGCCTCCTGCGGTGAGCGCGGTCTTCACGGTCTTGACGAGGGTAACGATCTTCGCCTTGACGGTCGGGGCGTAGCCCTTGCAGGTCAGAGCGGAGACCGTGATGGACTCCCCGGTGAGGCTCGTGAGGGATGCGGTCGGGGCTGCGGTATCGGTTGCGGTCTTCATGTCAGTATCCTCTTTCAAAGTGGAAGGGGCTCGGTCTCGTTTCTAGTCACTAGAAACCGCTCCGCTTGCCTTCGCATGATCATCTTACCATCAATCCGGCATGATGCAAGGGCTACCATTGAAATATGGAAAGATTTCCACAAATAAACGGGGAGGGAGACCGGGAGACTCTGCCCATGCGCACAGGCAACTATTCATTGTATAACGCGCGCCTATTGCATAACCAAAGGATAACGAGCGGCAAATTTCAGGCGCGAGACAGCGGCTGCGCCTTGCGCGGCTGCGGGGTACCCCCACGGGGGGAACGGCAAGCCCTAACAATAATTAAGCCCCTTCAGATTTTTTCTCCAAAACCTGTCGTACCCTCAAACCGCACCTCGGCTTGTCAAGCGGCTTGCCTTTTAAGGGGGCTAGGATGCCTCAGGATCGCTCCGTAGGCTCAAAGGCAGTCGAGACCCGTCTTCGTCCCCTGAATCGCTCTGAGGGCATTCCGGCGGCTTCTTGGGAAAGACACACAGATCAGGGTTCTCTCCCATGATTTGGCTAAGGGATACCTCTAAAGTTCTTATCTTTGACTCAGTTAACCCTAAATCATGTACTTCATTGATCATTTCTAGTATTTCATGTAAGAGAGTACTAGAGAGTATACTACCTTGGATGTCTTCTGATACTAAGATCCTAGGACTAGGGAAGAATAAGAACTCCCCAAACTCATTCTTAGCCATCTTTGTGGTAATCACAGGTATACTGTAAGGGTACCACTTGATAACCATTGGATTTATCCTTGGGATTTAAGTAGCAAAGCCAAGAGCATATTCTTAAAGTCATCCTTAGGCTCTTCTTTGGGCTTCTGAGGACCCATAAGAGCAGTAGCCGGGTTGTTGGCAAGAGCAGGAGTCAGGGAAGATTCCTTATCTCCTGCAAGTTCTTTCTGATAAGTCTGTGTAGCCTTGTCTTCAGCATCTTCTTTTTCTTCCATCATCATCTGCAACAGAAGCATCAGCAGTTGATTCTTATGTGCCTTGTTTCCACCCTTGAGTGTGGCTCTGTAACCTTGGGAACCGGGTCCTGTGTCAGATGCTAAAGCGCCTGACTTGCGCGAAAGCAAAACGGCTTCACTTGCTGTAGGGGCTTCTGCTGCCATAGTAGACTCCTCTTACTTCTTTTTGCGATCTTTAATACGGTCTCCGAACAAGTCCTTAAGAGGCTTATGTACTTCTGCCAACCCCGCGTCCTTGCGAACCATAGGGGCAGTTCCCAAGTGTTCCCTGATGTTGTGCTGAGTACTTGTGTGTTCGCTAGAACTAGAACCGGGTCGTGGAGCGCGAGGCATAGGGTTTCCTTACTTTGGTCGGCGGGACTTCATACGGTCACCAAACAAAGCCGTAAGGGGATTCTGAAGGTTCTGTGGAGGTGAGTTAACGGTCTTTGCCTTGCCATCCATAGCCTGAGCCTGAGCAGCCCCCATGCCACGAGCCTGCATAGGTGCTAGGGACAGGTTGCCCTTCTTTTGACTTGAAGACTTGGTATTAGTAACAACCTGCTTCTTAGGAGTAGAAGGAGGAGGTGTTGTAAGATCGCCCTTTGCCATGTGTAAATTCCTTAAAAAGATTTAATGTTTTGCACGGTTCACGGACCGATGCACAATTCTCAGATTAGACATACGATTGTCTTTTGGGTTACCATTCTTATGGTCAATGTCTTTGTTATCGCCTTTACTAACGGCTCCTTTTTTGATCATAAGACGCCGCATCTTGTTCCGAGAAGCACGATCCTTCTTTGAGGAGGTGCTGCTTTGGAACTTAGCGTACTCGTCTTTATAATCTCTAGGTTTTGGCATTTGTACTCCGAAACTGAATCAAGATCTTTGGAGGAAGTTCCTCTCTAAGTTCGCGCATCGCCTTAGCCAAGGCTTTAGACGCGACAAGAGCCTCATCACTCCTTAGATGCTGCTCATATTTGCAAACCGCAGCACAGGCTTTAGCGACTAGATGTTGATCCATGAGTCCTGATCCCTTGCCTTTCTACCTAAAGCGTTGTCTACAAAGCGGTCAATTTCCTTTTGGAATGCATCTTCAGCGTGATTCAGCATCTTGCGGTGGACATCCTGTCCCATCTGCTCTACCCACGAGGAGACAGCCATCGACAAGACATCGATTCTATCGTCGTAAGCCAAGGCGCCCTTAGCGCGGGTAATGCGGGACATCTGCCACATCAGGCTGTACTGCAAGGACTTCTCTGAGGCGTACTGCTTGGTGGACTCGTAGTCATCCCGGATGACCCCTGCATCAATAACTAAGCGGTGCTGATTCATCACAGGCTCTAGAACGTCAATAATGCGCCTTTCCTTTTGGATATTGTGGCGCACTTCCTCAACTGAGCAGGGATAAATCTTCACAAGATAGGGCTTCAGCAGTTCTGTAAACATACCATCACCGAAATTGGATTCGATGATAATCTTGTTGACTTTCTGACACTTGGCTACGTTCACAAGTTTAGACAGGGTCTCCTCGCTGTAGCCACCCTTGACTCCTCCGGCAGCCGTGACGTACAAGAAGCCGTTCAACATCTTGACCACGGCATATGCGGTTTCGTTATCGCCACGACCACTTGGGTCGATAGCCATAATCCCGCCCTCGTAGGGAATCCACTTACCTAGGATATCCATCGGTCCGTAGTATCGGTCACCATTAAAACCAACACAGGGGATGTCTTTGACGATGTTGTTGTTATTCGTTGCCCAAACAACACCCTCAGGCGCACACTCCGGATTTAATCCAAGTACCGTGAGATCCGCCAATTTAAGGGGATAACGGTCTGCGTCACTCAGGGTGCTGTCGAGCATGAACTGCAAGGCAAAGCCTGTGCGTCCATAGGAGGCTTCGCGCTCCATAAGGTCAATGTTGTTAAAGCGTCTAGGATCCGTAGCCTCGCCTTCCACACCATTCCTCAGGGTCAAAGCCAACTTCTCACCAAAAGCCGTTCTTAGGCGTTCGTCAGGGTATCTAGCACACCAAATGCGGGTGTTGTAGCCTTTCTCATGCAGACTGTGGTAGATCGACTGCTCCGTCTGCGGCGTACCGAGAAAGATCACCTCCCCTCCGGGTTTGAGAACGGCTTCAAATTCGGCAATAGATGTGTGCAACTTCTCACGCATTGCGAATGTGGCAGAGTTATTTAAACTTTCCACATCGTCAGCAATGATCAAGTCAGCGCGGCTACCCGTAATCTGACTTGTGATTCCCTTAGATACCACACTTGGAGCCTGAGAGGCAGGGGCAGGACCTACATCGAACGCAATCTTGGAGTTGCGCTGATCCTCACGGGGTTTCAGGTGCTGACACAGGGGCAGTTCGTTGATCAGCCGCAGCGTAAACGTACTGAAATCATCAGCACGTTGTTTAGACGCCGAGACCACCAAGACGTTCAACCGAGGGTCGTGCAGGAGACGAAAGACTACATAGGCACTAGTAAGCCAACTCTTACCTACCCCACGGAAGGCTTGCACGACCCGCCTACGCTCTCCTTTTTGGAGATACGAGGAGATGTCTAGTTGGATGGGAGTGGGCTCAGGTAGCCCCAAATGATCCCAAGCAAGGAACACAAAGTTCCTAAAGTCCTTTAGTTTTCGTTCAAGTTCACTCACGCAGCCTCTTCTTCATCAAACGGCATAATCTTCGCAAGGTTCAGCATGGGAATGCTTGCGTCAACCACACAATCAATGCTGTTGTCTTTTAGGAATTGACGGGCTACATTCAGTTCAGAAGAACTAGCAGAGCCGTCCATGATCTTTCGGAGCAACTCTTCTGCAAGAGCAGAGTGAATTTGTTCTAGCGTGTGTTTATTCATGTGAAAGCCTTAATTGCTAAATTGAGCCCTACCGAAACTCCGGCACCTATTGCGGC